CATTGATGTGTTTTTTTATTAGGTTGCTGCTGTTCCCAATGTACGACCAACATTTGTTCCGATTCCTGTTCCTGTCGGTGATTGAATTGCATTATCGAACTGGATATTTAATGTTAGCTCAATTGCATCACTTGAACCATAGTCATTATCGCCGTACTCAACTCCCGTTAACAAGCAACCGTACATTTCCCATGTTTCAAGAACAGTTGGTGTATTTGCTCCGTTGCCGCCGTCTAGTTCTTCTAGTAAGATCATAAACTTGTAATCTCCGCCAGAAGCTGCCGACGACTGTTCAGCAAAGTCGAATTGTTTCTGCATTTGCTCACCAACAAGTTTTGATACATTACCAACAGCATCGTCGCGAATAACACACGTAATAGGAGACCACTTCGGTTTTCCAATTAGGTTGACTCTGCTGTTATAAACATCAAGAACTACCATATCAAAATCTGGCTTTGGACGACCAAATGTCTTAACTTGTTTTGTTAGTTCTGTTGTGTTTGAACTTACTCCGAAGCTAGTAAAGGAAACACGAAAACGATACTTCATCTTAGGCATTAGCAAGCCCTGTGCCGAAGCACTAGTTGATGTGGCCAATGGTACTGTAAATTTTGTTAAGGATGCGATTGCCACTATAGTTCTCCTATGATATGATATTAATTATTTTATACTTACAGTTATCAAAATGATACCTCGGCATAATGTTTACTCCGCCTACTTTGGGGCAATATATACATTTTACCCTCTCTTTTTTACCAAAATAATTTTTATTTGAATACTTTGGTTTCCTCATATTTTTCTTTGTTTCTTCTGTTCTTTTTTGACCAGTTTGCTTCTTTATCTTTTTTGCTATAGTTTCTGCAGACTGCTTCTTACCTGTTTGTGCTTTTGCTATTCTTTCTTTATGATTTTCTGAAATTGGTGCTCGATCAAAGTTTTTTCTAAATTTAAAATTTGTGTTTCCTAACATCGCCGCTGACCGTTTGGCCTTAGTCTCAGCAGATTGTTTTCTACCGAATCCCTCGCCTTTTGTCCCGCCACCATTGATGCCATTCTCAGGACGTAAATTCGCCCAGATTTTTGATTCAACTATCTTTTCTTGTTCAGAAAAACACTCAGCAAACTCTTTACAATCTTCTCTATTATAATATAAACAAAACCAAATAGTTTCTACATGCTCTATTCCGTGCTTGTTAATATGCCGATTCCAAACAGTACCTGAACCTAAATATGCAAGCATTTCTTCGTAGCCATTAGATGTTTTACCGAAATACAGCTTACCGGTTATCTTATGCCTCTTGATATATAAGTATGTTGGTCTAAACTCCCTCACCCAATTCTCCTTAAACTTTACTTCTATACTAATATTTATCTATCGAAACAAAAATCTTTCGACTTTTGGTAAAACTATTATCTGTGTAGTTAATTAAGTAGGGCATTTCTGCCCTACCCTTCCCATTCCAAGGAAACTTATTTGCCGCCAGAAGCAATTGCGCCTGGATTCATTAAGCGAATTGGAATATAGATAAATTCAACATCCTTTTCTGGCTCAATGGCTATATCCACATACAGCTCGTTATTGGCAATACGCTGTGGTGTATTGTTAGATGAATCACAAACAACAGCATAGTCATAAATTGCACGTTTTGTTACTAGGTCATTCATTGCACTTGAGATAACCTGTGCAATTGAATCCCAAGTAGTCTTATCGTCTGGTTCAAATAAGTATGCATTACCGACCGAAGCAAGGATAGTACGAATGTAATTAACTAAGCGAGCTACGTTAACTCGATCTAATGAACTAGCTACACCAACACGAGTCTTGTTACCAAAAATAGTAAGACCAACACCACTTAAAAGCGTAATTGGGTTAATTGCTAATGGATAAAGAGTATCACGCATCCCTTGGTTAATACCGTTGCGTACAAACTCACCTAAGTTAGCATCAACATATCCAATGTCTGAACAGTTGTCAACTAAACCACGACGTGTTCCTGCAAAAGCGAACCACGGATACGATACGTTATCGCTCTTAATAGCAGCACGAAGAACCATGTGGCTTGGTGGCACAACAATGTTGTTGCCTGACAAGTCTGTAGTTAAACCTGATGGATAGTAAACACCCATGTATGGATCTGCTGTTGCTAGTCCGTCTCCGTTTGCATCGGTTGACCAATTTGTAACATCTATTCCGTTTGCTGCCAAATGCATTGGGGTGTCGCCGATAACGAAAGCAGTGTTCTTACGATCATTATTCAAATTAACCATATCAGGAATCAATTCTGGATATCCTGGGCAAGTAATTAAGTTGAATTGGAAGCTTTCTTCACGTAATGTGTCGCTACCATCAATTGCTGCTTTAAGAGCTTTAACTACCATTGCGCGTTGAGCACCTGCACCCATATATGGTGCGCCATTATTTTGTAGGCCGCTTGAGGTAACCCAAGTTGCTGATTCTAATGTTGCCCAATACGTTGGATTTGCTAACGGTGTTTGGTTAGTCGAGCTTGTTACTGCAACGTAAATAACGCCTTCATACACCACCTTTGTTCCAGCTGTGTAGGCGGTAGTTGCAGTCCAACCAGCTACCGAAAATGCAGTAGTATTAAAATAGTCTGCCACAAAGTGTTTAACGTTATATCCTGAACGACGTAGGTTAAACAATAACGTGCCTCGTGGATACAAGCGATAATCCGGTGCATCTATATCAAGGTAGTTGCTTGACTGCAATGCTACTATTGATGGATAGTTTCCAGCTACAGGATCAGTTGTTCCAGTTGTGTCCCAACGTGCATCAGCAAATACAATACCGTTTTGATCAACAGAGTCTGCATTATTGATCAAAGACCACGAAGTACCTGTATATCTTGAAATAACAGGAGCATTAGTTAATTCGCCTGTGTTAACCCATAAATCTCCTGGAACCAATGGAGTATTGTCTGTTTGCGTAATTGGTGCAGTAGGCGACATAATTGGTCCAAGTGGGTCTGTATTAGATAAATTATATCCTCTAGCATCAAGAGTAACATTCTTATATCCTTTCCATCCACCTAAGTCATTAACCATAATATCTACATCAAGTGGACTATTAAAGAACCATAGCGTTCCATCTGCAGGTGCAGTATACGGAGTCAGTGACTGAGCAGTGTATAACAACTTAGTAAAGTTACTTGCCAGATATTGAGGGGCAGATGTGCCTGGTATTAATGTAACACCAGTTGCACCAATAAATCCTGCTTTTGCTAATGTGTCACTTAATCCTGTTTGTGAAAGCTTAATTGAACCACCCGCAGCATGTGATAATGAAATTGCGCCAGTTCCAGTAACAGTAGCAACTAAGTATGGCAGATTAAGCGACGATATTGTGCTTACAAAAGCCTGAGCAGTATTGCCAGATATGTTTGCTGTTGCAGTTAACCAACCAGCAACTCCAACCTGTGTTACCGACACAGTAATATTATCAACTGTGTTATTAAATGTCGGCGAAGTGTTTGAGCCAGTTATAGTTAATGCGCC